AGACAAAATTCAAAAAGAATTGAGGAGGGGAAAATGAGCAAAGCAAAACAATGTGATAGATGTTTTAAATTTTATCCAACAACACAGGTTCCTAAGCTGAGATTGACTAAACTTTCTCAGACTGCAAGCAGGTATAAGCAATCCATTGATTTATGTCCAGAGTGCGAAAGTGAGTTGTCTGCTTGGTTAAAGGAGGGAAAGAAAAAATGATTAATGCAGAAAAATTCAAGGAGGTCTTTGGTGTAGAACCAGATGAGGATTGTTGTCCTCTTGATTGCATGGAGTACAATGGTGGACTAGCTTGCATCAAATGTGAGAAAAGAAATTGGTTTAAAGAGGAGTACAAAGAAAAAGATGAATGATAGTGATACTGTCAAAGATACCGCTGAAAATCTCTTGATTAAGATTATTGAATATTTAAACAAGGCAGAGCCAGATGATGAGGAAAGAGAGCACAGATTGAAAGAATTAGCTTGTTCACTTGTTACATCAACCATTGATTTTGAAAAGGATATTGATGAAATTTTAAAGGACATCAATGATGTTTGTTTAGATATCAGAAACATGTCAATGGCAGGAGCATTTAGGTATAAGTCTGGAGATGAGACTAATGTAAAAAGAATATGGAGATAAGCAAAGCAAAAATTATTTTATTTCCAACACATAGAGATTATTGCAAGGAGTGTATTTTCCATGATGAATTTCATGGTAAATGCAAAAATTGGAGATATAACGAAAATGCATATAAGGTCAATTGTGTTTGGAAATATTGCAAGTACAAGAAAGTGAGAAAACAATGTTAATATTGCCAATCAAAAAGAAATGGTTTGACATGATTCTCTCTGGAGAGAAAAAAGAAGAATACAGAGAGATAAAGCCATATTATGAGTCAAGATTTGAACATTTATGGCAAGGTAGCTTGATAGGAGGTCAAGCACAGAGAAAAATCATGTTCCGCAATGGCTATTCAAAAAATTCTCCCTCATTCATTGCATCCTGCACATTGTCTATTGGGTTTGGTCATCCAGAATGGGGAGCAGAGCCAAACAAGAAATACTATGTTTTGCATATTGTAGAAAAAAATTTGATTTAAAGAGGAGTTTAAGGAGCAAAATGGATTATTTAAGTGATGCTCTAATGAGAGCAGAATCTTGCAAGAGAATGAAAGCTCTAGGCTTGCCAGATAATGTGATAAAGACTTTTGATGAATCTAACAAGCTATATTGCTCTGATGCAGGAGAGCTTGTTGAGGTACCGGATGACATACTCACAAAAGCCAAGGAATGGATGACAAAGAGCAAATGTCTTGTATATCATGTCATTCATGGTTATCCACCACCTTTTGAAGAAATAGAAATATATGATTTTTTATATACATCATGCTACAAAGAGGATTGGACTTTTGAAAATGATATATTAAATGCTAATTGGGTTATGGTTAAGAGTGAGAATCTAAGCATCCCAGAATTTAGTGAATGTGGCTCCATTATGGTCAGAAATAACAATGGAGTGCTCCAGAGAATACAATAACAAAAGAGGGCATCTTGCCCTCTTTTTTGTTCAAAGATTGTACAATCATTGTTCAAAGTATGTTCAAGGTTTGTACAATCAACAGTTTTCATCTATTATGATTTGAACCATTACAGACAAAGATAAATTGCGCTCCTTAGCAAGTCTTTTCAATTTGTCATAGGTGCTTTGAGGCAAAGTCACATGCAGGTGTGCTTTTTTGTTTGATACATTAGCATCTAAACCCAGAGCATCCTTTTTCTTTTCTTGTTCATTAATCAAGTTATTTGTTTCGTTATCAAAAAAACCCATTTATGCAGTTTCCCTCTCTTTCAAATTTAATTGAAACTTGATGATAGAATATATTTTTTCAATGTCTTTTGAGCCTTTGTTATTTGGTTGATATTCAACAATTGACTTTCCAAGAGCTCCTGCTTGAGCAAATGCAACTGTTTCTGCAAGAGTGATTGTTTTCAATTCTGGAAATCTGATATTAAACCAAGAGATGAAATCTCTTGATACTGAAAATCTGTTGAATCTGTTAAATACATAAAGTATTGGCTTTTTGTTCTCAAATCTGGAACAAATATCAATCATTCTCTCAAGTGGTGGGACATCACTGTGAGACATCATTGTTGGAATAATCACAAAATCAGCATTTTCAATCCATTCACCCATGTGTGAGTTGAGTGCTCCAGCGGTATCAATTATTTGTATCTCTGCATCCTCAGTCTTGGTTGGCTTATGAATTGGAGAGCCTTGACCATCCATGTCATAAAAATTGTATGGAATATGGTCTCTTTCTAAAGCAAATGCAAGCTCATCTGCAATCAGTGTCTTACCAACTCCACCTTTTTGATTCATGATTAAAATTGTTTTCATGTTAAATACTCCTTATATCTAAAAATAACATGTTCAAGTATTGAACAATGATTGTACAATCTTTGTTCAATACTTGAACATATATCAACAAAGATTGTACAAAGATTGTTCAATGATTGAACAAGAAACATTTTATCATAAATCTAAACATGCGAAAAGATGCGAAAAAATGCAACTATTTTTGTGTTATTTTGGAATTGCAGAAAAACAAGCAGAGATTCATGACACCCTATTCACCCCCAAAAAAGAGGAGCAGGCACAAGCTTGCTCCTTTGTCTTTAGAAAGGAGGCAATTATGTCAAAAGAATTTATTAGATGTGCAGGAATCAGAGCTCTCAAGACAATATGTCAAACTGCACTTGGTATTATCGGAACATCTGTCTATATGCATGAGATTAATTGGATTGCAGTTTTATCTGCATCACTTGTTGCAGGTATAGCATCAATCTTGACATCAATTGTCACCGGATTGCCAGAAGTGGAGGAGTAGGATGAAAGGAATTGACATCAGCAAACATCAAGCAGGAATCAATCTTGCAGATGTAAAAAAAGCAGGCTATGAATTTGTAATCATAAGAGGTGGATTCACAGGATATGGAGCTGACAGAACCAAGCAAAAGGACAATTGCTTTGAAACATTCTATGCACAGGCAAAAAAGCTTGGTCTTTTGGTTGGATGCTATTGGTATTCTTGTGCAAGGACTTATGCAGAGGGTACAAATGAGGCTATTTTTTTATATGAAAAATGTTTAAAAGGCAAGCAGTTTGAGATGCCAATATATATTGATGTTGAGGATGCTAAGTGGCAGGCCAACAACAAAAAAGGTGTCACGGATGCCATTTTGGGATTTTGTGATTATTTGGAATCTAAAAAGTATTATGTTGGAGTCTATTCATCACTTTCATGGTTTGGAACAAAGATTGATGTTGATAGACTTGGCAAAATAACAAAATGGGTGGCCAGATGGTCAAATGGAGCAAACGAAAAGCCAAAGGTTGCTTTTTCTGCTTTTGATATGTGGCAATTCACAGACAGTGCCAAAGTTGGAGGCAAGACTGTTGATTCAGATAATTGTTACATTGATTTTGAAAAGACAATCAAAGAGAAAGCTCTCAATGGATTTAGTTTGACCTTTAAGCCTACAAATTCAAGTCCAGAGCCTCAAAAAACGCAATCAGAGACTAAGGCTCAGACATATACAGTCAAAAAGGGAGACACACTCTCAAAGATTGCAAAAAAATATAAAACAACTGTCAATGAGCTTGTGGTCAAGAATGGAATCAAGAATAAAAACAAAATTTATGTTGGGCAGGTTTTAAAGGTCTAGGAGGATGATATGACATCTTATGAATTTGAAAAGGTTGCAAAAAATGCAGTCATAAAGCTCATGAGAGAATATTATGACATTGAGCTTACAATTAATGAGCTTGAATTTGTGTGGTTTGCTCATGAATTGGGATATAAGAAATGCACACTTTATGCTGAGAAGTTAGGACACTATTATCCAGAGGTCACATACAACAGAGATGCAAATGAGTTATATGTTGACATCTATCTCAAGCAGAGTAACACCAAGTTATCTGCTGATGAATTTAATTTTGGAGCTTATGTTTAATGTTCAAGGCATGTTCCAGATGCGGAAAAATTCATCCAAGAAATTATGTATGCACCAAAGGAAAACAATTCAAAGGTGGAGATGAAAGAAAACTTAGGCAAACAGGTGCATGCAAAAGCAAGATGGCAGAGATTAAAGAAAGAGCCAACAATCTTTGTGAAGTATGCAGAGCCAATGGCAGATTTGTATATAAAAATCTTGAAGTCCATCACATTGAAAAAGTGAGAGAACATCCAGAGCTCTTGCTTGAGGATGACAACTTGATATGTCTTTGCCAAACATGCCACAAGAAAGCAGATAAAGGAGAGCTTGACAAGGATTATCTCAAGAGTATTGTGGCACTGAGGGAACAGGAATGACTCCCCCCGTACCATTTAAGATTTTAGAATCGTTATTTTTAGAAC